TAACGATACTGGTGCTGACTTCAAAAAAGAAACATTCTCTTTTATTAATCAAATTAAAAAAGTTGGTGAATATTGTAATGGATTTGCTCCACATGAAGGTAAAATAATTGTAAACCTAAACGCAATTTTAACAGATATATTTAACATACAAAAATCATTTGTAGCACAAAGAGACAAGTTAGAAACTAAGGTTGAACAAAAAATGAACGAAGCCATTAAAGACCCTACAAAAGGTGGTATTGGTTTTGAACCCACAATAAGAAATATTATGGGGGTTATTCTTGCAAATGCTGATGTTTATATTAGATTAATGAAAGATGTTCATAATAGGGCATTTGAAGTTGCGGAAAGAAGAAAAAAGGTAATTGGTAATTTAGAAGATGAATCAAAAGACGGACAAATTTACCCTTGGCCAGAAATAAAAAAACAAACAGCCAACAAACAAAAAGTTTTAGCATATCCTGGTGATCCAGAGTTACAACAAAAATTACAAAGTTTTAACAGATCACTTTGGCCTGAAATAGATTTTCTTGAAAACTACCACGGAGTAGCCACTAAAAGAGTAGACTCACTGGCACAAAAAGAAGGTACTGTTGGTAATATTAGTTATATTTTTGAAGAAAATTCACAAGAACAAAATTTTAATAACATATCAACATTATTAAGTTTAACACCAAATATTCCATATTCAAATAAATCAATATCTTCTCTAATATATGAAATATATGAAAGGTCAAGATATACGATGGCTATTGATACTTTTAATCCTATATCGATAAAAGAATTAGCATTAATAGATTTTTCTAATTTAGAGAAACTATTAAAAGAAGATTATGATATTATAGATATTTTAAATACGATAGATAGTAAAGAGAAAATGGAACAATACCTTTTATCTTTTTCACCATTTGAAAGATATCCATATGTACAAGACCAATTACCAACGGTTGAATATATTAATCAATTATTAGCTACTCCTTTCAAAATAGAAGAATATACAACATCTAAAAAAAGTGGGGAATCGGGAAATCTTTATAAAAATTTAAATAGTAATTTATTTTCATATTCAGCAGAACCATATAGAACAAAAATTTACCCATTCAGTTCTGAACAATACTTGACTTATATTAAAAAAACAAAATTTGAACCACAAGAATTTAAATTTGAAGGTATTTTACAGGTAAACACTAAAGAAGGATTAGTTAGTTCACCAATCAATCCATTGTTTTGGGTTAAAGATGGTTATACAACAGATATTTTTGCAAGAAAATTAGACCTAGATACTTCTGATGGTTTATTTAGTTCTGTTAACATTTTAAATACACCATATTTTCATAAACAATTATATAACGATTTACATAAAACATCATCATATGGAAAATATGCGGGCTCCGCATATCTTTTATTAAATTCATTACCATTTGTTGATTTAGACGAAATGGTTAATTTTGGATTATCAAGTACAAGACCTTCTTCTTTATTTAAAGAAATAAGTTCTTCACATTATATACCATATCATTTAATGTTAAAGTGGGGATCAATATACCATAGATATAAAAAGTATCTAACAGAAAATGTTGACATTATAAGTGGAATAACATCAGCAATTTCAGGACAGACATTTTTTTCGGGAACTACCTCATCATTAACAAACGTTAAAATAGGTAGTGAAACCATAACCACCGACCTTGATACAGGGGTTCATCCATTTTACGACGCTCTTTACCACCAATTTATAAATGACTATAGTCATTTTGATATTAATGCAACAACCGGCGTTAATTCTTTTACTGGTAGAACAACAAGTAATACAATTAATTTTGATAGAGTATCAAATGGAGATGAATTTAGATATTGGACATCGTTTGTTGATAATTCTAAATTAAAATCAACAGACACACATTATACATTATTACCGTCAGTCGGTGCAAATTCAATTTCAAATTTAGATTTAACATCAGTTTCAGATTCAGAAAAAAACTTTAATAAAGGACAAAACGCATTTAGAGTTTTATGGACAGACGAAACTGTTTATACAACTTATACGGGTAAAACATTCCCGTCATATGATGAACATCATATTGATACTAATTTTAGTGATTATTTAGTAATGGATAGTTCCATTAAATTTAAAAAGGTTAACGATTTAATTGCAACCTTTAGTCCTGATATATTAGATAAATTTGAGGAGTACTTTTTAAACTTTGCAACTGAAAGAGTTAATGAGGAGACGACATACAAAAATTTTATATCCGTAAAACATGACAACTTTCAAAATTTATTAAAATCTATCGTAACGGTTAAAAAGAAAGATACCGACCCAACAAACACAAATTTGTTAATAAAAACTTTAAGGGAACAACAATTAGAAAATCTAAAAACATTAACAAAAGATATTTTATCCGATTCTAATTTAATAAAAATTACTATTGGTAATCCTAAAGAAATAGATTTATATACTTGGAATGGATTTGCTGAAAGTGGAAGTGTAAAAAGTTTCTCATATAATAATTTTGATATAGTTCAAACTGGTGACACAACAAACCAAAAAGATTTAAAACTAATAATTGGAGCAGAACCTTATACAGGAACTACCCAAACAACAAATTATTATGTAGAGTTTTTCAGTACCAATAATGTAGAATTTACTGAAGAATATTTTAGAATTTTCAGACCGCTAGTTTACATCTATGCAGGATATAGAAAAAATGGAGGTACAAATACAAAAAGTGCATTCCAACAATATCTAATTACTAATATACTTTCATATAATAGTGTATTCCATAACGGCATTCAAAATAGACAAAATTTATATTTGAATACTATTATTTCTAAAATTGTTAATCTTAAGAGTGAAACAAAAACATTACAACAAACAGTTTTAAGTGGATATAATGACAGTCCAATGAAACTTGAACAATATAATTATTTTAAATCATTTAACGATAAATGGATTGCAGGTAATTCCATAGGTCAGAGATTGTTATTGGAAGAATTTTTATTTTTAGACAAGGCGAACAGAGATATTGGAGATAAAGCATATTTTAGTTTAGAAAAACTAATACCATTAGAAGGACCCGAAAACGACAAACAAAACTTATATGGTCTTATTGGTATGTTGATAAGTGGTACTGGATTCGATATGAGAGGATTACCCGCTTATGTTAATTTTTACGGAACAAACTTCTCAACCAAATCTAAATTAACACCATCTAAAAAGGTCGCTGAAAATTTATTCGGTACATTTTTAGAGGTTGATTACCAAGAGTCATCACCAAAGATGATTTTACAATATACAGGACCAACATCCAAACATTTGGAAATGGCCGATGTTAGTAAAAAATATAATTTTAATGATGATAGTTTTAACATTGGAAATGCAAATAAAAATCCATTGGTTATAACCATACCTGATATATTCAGTAATGCTGATTTATCAAAATCAAATAAAGTGGTTGCGTTCGAAGTTAATTTTGGGGATCAAAACCAAAGCATCTTCAAGGGAGTTAGTTTAGACCAAAGTTCAATAAGAAATACCACAGAATCATTCATCGCTCAAGAAAATTTAGGTAGGTCTGAATCAGGTTCGGGAGCACACCAAGTAGATATTGGTTTATTTGAAATTTATAGACAAGCATCATATACTTGCGATGTTACATGTTTAGGTAATGTTATGATACAACCAACAATGTATTTTTATTTAAAAAATATACCAATGTTTAAGGGTTCATATTGGATTACAGAGGTGTCACATAAAATTAGTAACAACAACATATCAACTTCATTTAAAGGGACTAGAATACCTTATGCGTCATTACCCGACCCTAAAGATTCGTTTATGGCAAGTTATAGGGCGTTATTTGATAGAATTACTAAAAGTGCAATTGCTCGAGTTAAACAAGATAGTTTAAACATATCGGGATCAACTAAAAATGAAAAATCAATTAGTAATGACCAAGGTACATTTACAATTGATATGGGAGGTAAAGAACAAGAAATTAAGGGAGAAGAATTAACAAAAGAAACTGGAGTTAATGTGTTTGGTGTTAGATATAATGGATATAATGGTGAGAAATACATTCAAAAAGTAACATATGACAAGAAGGAATACTTTAGAGCAATTGCTGTTGGTATGGGAGGTAAAACATATAAACCTGAAGATGCAATTCAAATGAATTTATTGTCTCGATTAATATCAAAAAAAATACAAGGTACAACAACAAATAATAATGGAGAATATGTTAGTTATTTAACTTGGGGGGATATTAATAAAGAAAAAGATTTTTATTCATTAAGATTTGATTTAGGCGTTACTTCTGCCGATGTTATTATTGGAACGGCTAATAAAACCGCCGGAGTTAATATTAATCATGCGGGAGCCACTACATACTTCTTCAATCCAAAAACAAAGAAAGAGATAACAATAACACCAAATGGTAGTAATCCAATCACGAAAGATAATATAACGGGACCAATAAATGTTGGACCAAATGTTGATGGATATGGTATAGCATTATCACAATCATTAATGACCAAATTGGGATTATATGATGGGGAGGTTGTTTATTTCACAATGACATAAGAATATTAACAAATTTGGGATATTTATACAATATAAAAGAATATTATGGAAAATAATAAAATTAATGCGGTAGACCAATTCCTAAGTCCTAAACAGACTAAAAAAATATCAAATGATGGTATGGAAAGAGAAGAATGTGATTTAGTAACAGGAGAATGTTACACAATCAGAGAAAAAGACGGAATAGTAGAAAGAATAAATAAAAAATACGTCACAAACGACGGTAGACAATTATTACAAGATTAAGCCATGTTAGAACAAAAACTACAAGAAGAATTAAATCGTTACAAATCCATTAACAAATATGGTAAAACGATGATAATGGAACAAGATGCACCACCTGTGGACCCTGCGGCTTTACCTGCGGACCCTGCTGCGTTACCACCGGTAGACCCAGCATTACCTGTTGATCCAGCGGCAGCACCAGCAGACGTACCATCTGAAACAGATACAACAGAAGAAATTGATATCACCGATTTAGTTAATATGACTAAAAGTCTTAAAAAAGACGTAGAAGATAACAAAAACGAACATGGAGATGTTATCGGTAAGATGGACGATGTGTTTACCAAATTAAATGATTTAGAATCTAAATTATCTCAAATGGACCAAGTTATGGCAAAAATTGATGAATTGGGTGCTAAAGTTGATGCGTCAAAACCAAAAACAGGAGTTGAAAAACTTGAAATGCGTTCATTGGATTCATATCCATTTAATGAAAAACCACAAGAATTTTTTGCACATAAACAAGGTGAAATGCAAGCAAGTGGTAAAAATGAATATGTGTTAACCAAAAATGAAGTTGATAATTATCCAACAGATACAATAAAAACCTCATTTAATGCAGATCAACAAGAAGATGAATATAAATTCTAATGTAAATTTTTTTTTAGGTTTAAGCGCTCAGTTAAAAGTGATGCATTGGCAAACCAAAGGATTCTCAAGACATAAGGCATTTGGTGAAACATATGACGAATTGGGTGAACTAATGGATACGTTTGTTGAGGAAGCAATGGGAAAATATGGTCGTTTTAAATTGGATAATGAAACAAATACTATTACATTAGCAAACCTTTCAGAATTAAAACCTGAGGAAATGGTTAACACAGTAAAGGAGGCTCTTATTCAATATACAGAACAATTTGAACCAACAGATACAAATCTTTTAAATATAAGAGATGAAATGTTAGGATTATTTAACAAATTATCATACCTTCTAACCTTAGAATAGAACCAAAAAAAGTTTTTTAAAAATAATTGAACCAGATTTCCGAATCTGGTTTTTTTTATGTATATTTTACTATAACATTTTAAAAACTTAAATTTTAACAATTATGTCTACATTTGACGCAGTACTGGCACAGTACGAGAAAAACAAAAACAACGCCACAAGTGGCAATGCAAACAAGGTATCCCAAGAGGATAGAATGAAGAAGTATTTCACAACCGTATTACCTAAGGGTTCTAAAGGTGAAGAAAGACGTATTCGTATTTTACCTACAAAAGATGGTAGTTCACCATTTGTAGAGGCTTATTTCCACGAAGTCCAAGTGGATGGGAAATGGGTTAAATTATTCGACCCTAAACAAGAAGGTAAGCGTTCACCATTAAACGAGGTTTATGAAGGTTTAATGATGACTGGTGTTGATTCTGATAAAGAATTGGCCCGTACATACCGTTCTCGTAAATTTTACATTGTAAAGGTTATTGACCGTGACCATGAAAACGACGGAGTTAAATTTTGGAGATTTAAACATAACCACAAAGGTGATGGTATTATGGATAAAGTATTCCCAATTTTCCGTAACAAAGGAGATATCACTAATGCAGAAACAGGACGTGATTTGATTCTTTCTTTAGCATTAA